CAGCTTACCTCTTCCTTTATATATTAGAAAAACTAAAGGAAAGGAAAAGGCTATAAATCACCCGTTGTATTTAATCCTTCATGATTTACCTAATGAAGAAATGACCAGCTTTTCTTTTAGGGAAACAATGATGACTCACCTTCTACTATGGGGAAATGCATACGCTGAAATAGTAAGAGATGGAGCAGGTAATATAGTAGAGATTTATCCCCTACAGCCAGATAAGATGGTAGTAGAAAGAGATAAAGAAACTAAGAAAATTAAATATAAATATTTTATTGACAGCAAACAGATAATTTACCCTAAAGAGAAAATATTTCATATACCAGGACTTTCTTTTAATGGACTTACTGGTATATCTCCAATATCTGCTGCTAGGGAAGCTGTAGGATTAGCCCTTGCAGTTGAGGAATTTGGTTCAAGATTCTTTGGAAATGGAGCAAGACCAGGAGGAATACTTAAACATCCGGGGGTTTTAAAAGATCCTGAAAAACTAAGAAAACAGTGGGAAGAGGTATATAGGGGTGTAGGAAATTCACATAAAGTAGCTGTACTAGAAGAAGGAATGAAATACCATGAAATAGGAATACCACCAGAGGATGCACAGTTTCTACAGACAAGAAAATTTCAGATAAATGAAATATGTAGAATTTATAGAGTACCTCCTCATCTTATTGGAGATTTAGAACATGCTACCTTTTCAAATATAGAGCATCAATCTATAGAGTTTGCAGTTCATACCATAAGACCTTGGCTTGTAAGGTGGGAGCAGGCCATTCACAAATGTTTACTTACTCCTAGTGAGAGAAAAAAATATTTTGCTAAATTTACGATGGATGGTCTACTTCGAGGAGATTTTAAAACAAGGATGGAAGGCTACGCCATAGGAAGGCAAAATGGCTGGTATAGTGCCAATGACATAAGAGAACTTGAAGATTTAAACCCAATTAGTGAAGATAAAGGCGGTGATCTGTACCTTATTAATGGAAATATGCTCCCACTTAACATGGCTGGTGCCTTTGCTAAGATAAATAATGATTCTAAGGAAGGTGGTGAAACTGATGGAAATGGAAAGAAGGACCATAAATATGACGGAGCTTCGAGTCAAAAGTAAACCAAATAGTGAAGAAGGAGAGAAAACAGTCAGAACTATTGAAGGTCATGCAGCTGTATTTAATAAGTGGAGTGAAAAAATGGGTGGATTTTTCCCATATAAAGAAAGGGTACTGCCAGGAGCCTTTAAAGATTCAATAGAAAAGGATGATATAAGGGCTCTATTTAACCATAATCCTGACTATGTCCTTGGTAGAAATAAATCAGGAACTTTAGAACTTAAAGAAGATGAAAAGGGCCTTAAAGTTACAATTCATCCACCAGATACCCAGTGGGCCAGAGACCTTTTAGTATCTATTGATAGGGGAGATATTACCCAAATGTCCTTTGGATTTATTGTAGAATCGGACCGCTGGGGACTTGAAGAAGGTATGGATGTAAGAGAACTTCAGAAAGTTAAGCTTTTTGATGTATCACCAGTCACTTATCCAGCATACCCTCAAACTGATATAGGGGTTAGAAGTATAGATGAGGTTTTTAAAAAGCATAAAGAGGAAGAAAGACAGAAAAAAGCTATAAAAGCTAAAGAAAAGTTAGATTTATATAAAAGAAAAATTGAAATTCTAAGTAAGTACTAAAGCACTTATCTGAAAAATACAGAAGGTGCTATTTTTATACCAAAAATCAATGAAATGGAGTGATTTATTTGAAAAATATAGCTGAAATGAAGCAAAAAAGAGCAGAGCTTATTAAACAGGCAAGGAGTATTCTTGAAACAGTAGAGAAAGAAAACAGAACTTTAACAGATGAAGAAGAACAAAAGCTTAAAGACTTAAACGCAGAAATCGACAAAAGACAAAAAGAAATTGAGTTTGAAGAAAGACAGCAAAGATTAGAAGCAGAACTTAATACTAGGGATAGTGAACCAATAAGAAATGAGCCAAACACTTCTAATTTATCATCAAATGAAACCAAATTCAGAAGTTTTGGTGAGCAAATGATGGCAGTTTATAGGGCTGCATGTCCTAATGGTAGAGTCGATTCAAGACTTACAACCAGAGCTGCATCAGGACTATCTGAAAGTTTACCTAGTGATGGTGGCTTTTTAGTTCAGCAGGATTTTGTTTCTGAGCTTTTAAAAAGGGCTTATAATACTGGCGTTATTGCTTCAAAATGCCGTAAGATTCCCCTTAGTACAAATTCAAATGGTCTTAAAATCAATGCTATAAATGAATCCTCAAGGGCTAATGGTTCAAGATGGGGTGGAATACAAACCTATTGGGAAAATGAAGCAGATCAGCTTATTAGTTCTAGACCTAAATTTAGAGTAATGGATTTAAGCCTGAAAAAGCTTACTGGACTTTGTTATGTAACTGATGAACTTTTAACGGATGCAGCAGCACTTGAATCAGTACTTATACAAGGGTTTGCTGAAGAGTTTGGATTTAAAATTGATGATGCAATAATTAACGGAAATGGTGCTGGACAGCCCCTTGGTATTTTAAATTCAGGAGCACTTGTTAAAGTAGCAAAAGAAACAGGACAAGCTGCCAAGACTATAACTGTAGAGAATATAGTAAAAATGTGGTCAAGAATGTGGGGAAGAAGTAGACAAAATGCAGTATGGCTTATTAATCAAGATGTAGAGCCAATGCTTTATACATTATCACTTAAAATAGGTGATGGAGGAGTACCAGTGTATATGCCAGCTAACGGTCTTGCAGGTAAGCCTTACAGTACACTATTTGGTAGACCTGTTATTCCTATAGAACAGTGTAGTAGTTTAGGTACTCTTGGAGATATAATACTAGCTGACTTTAGTCAATATCTACTTATAGATAAAGGTGGAATTAATGCAGCTTCATCAATACATGTAAGATTTTTATATGATGAAAGTGTATTTAGATTTATTTATAGAGTAGATGGGCAGCCAATTTGGGATAAAGCATTAACTCCATACAAAGGAAGTAGTAGTTTATCACCATTTGTAGCACTTTCAGATAGAAAATAAACAATAGAATTTTAATAAAAATGAATAGATAGGGGCAGTTTTTAGCTGCCCTTAAATTATTAAATGGAGGAGATATAATGAATAAAACATTTCATATAAACACGATTTTACCACCTAAGGTTGATGCCTTTGCCAGTACTGTTACTACAAGTCCTATAGACTTATCAAGTTATAATCATGTAACCTTTGTAATTGCTACAGGAACTGGAGATACTGGAACGCAGTCCATAACAGTTGAAGCATGTAGTGATGAAGTAGCAACAGAAGCTTCACCAATTGAATTTAGATACAAAGAAGCACTAACTGGTGATGATTTTTCAGATTATATTTTAGCAGATACGTCTGGTTTTACAACTACTGCTGGGGACAATAAAACCTATGTTATAGAAGTAGATTCACAGGCCCTTGCAAAACTAGAATATAAATATCTTAGAATTAAGGCAGTAGAAGTAGTAGATGCTCCAGTAGAAGGAAGTATAGTAGCTATTTTAACTAGCGCAAGATATAGTGATTAGTTATGGATATAAAAATAATAGAAGAAATAGGTCCTGATATAGTAACTTTAGATGAAGTAAAAGGGCATCTTCGAGTAGAGCATACTGATGAAGATGCCTATATTACTTACCTCATTAAAGTAGCTACTGAATACTGTGAAAACTTTACAGGAAGGTATATAAAGCAAAAGACTGTAGAAGTTATACTTGATACCTTTCCAAGTAAAGTCTTAAAACTACCAATTACACCAATACTTGAAATAAATAAAGTATACTACACTAATTTAAATGGTGAAGAAGTTTATATAGAGCCATTAAACTATGTAAAAATACCTGAAACAGAGCCTCCACTTATAGTTCATAAAGACAGATGGCCAAAGGATGTTACAGATATTCCAGGGAAAGTAAGGGTAGAAGTTAAAGCTGGATACTTAGAAGTATCTCACAGTATAAAGCAGGCTACACTACTTCTTTGTGGCCATTTTTATGAAAACAGAGAAATCGTAAATAGTCGTAACAGATGGGAGCTTAAGGCGCTTCCTTTTTCTATTTCTGCCCTTTTGTATCCATATAAGGTTTATAGACTTTAAAAAGTGGTGATGTTTTAATGAAAATAGGTGAGCTAAGAGATAGAGTAACTATACAGGAAAACATTTTAACACCAGATGGATATGGTGGTTTTTCGGAAGTTTGGCAAGATAAATATACTGTATGGGCCAATATTAAACCCCTTAGGGGCAGAGAATATTTTGAAATGAAAAAGGTCCAAAGTGAAATAACTCATAAGATAACTATTAGATTTAGAAACGATATAAATACATCAAACAGAATTAAATATAAGGGTCAGATATTTTATATCAAAAGCATCATAGACATAGATAACAGACATAGATTTCTTGAAATCATGTGCATAGGAAGTGGAGAGGATGGCTAATAGAGGTTTTTATATAGAACTTGAAAATGTAGAAAGAACAATAAGAGAAATAGGGCTATTTCAAATAGAAAAAAGAGAGAATGTAAAAAAGATAATAAAGAAAACAGCTAAAAGGGTAGTAAAGGAAGCTAAAGCAAGAGTTCCAGTAGACACAGGAGAAACCAAAAAAAGCATAAAGGCTAAATATTTAGAAGGTGGTCTTATGGCTACAGTAAAGCCAAGGCTACCTGGTGGGTGGAAAGCGCATTTTCACGAGTATGGGACTGTAAAAATGAGAGCAAGGCCTTTCATGGGTCCTGCTGAAGAAGTTTCAAGAAATGATTACTTACAAGAAATGAGAAGTGAGGTAAACAGATGAGTGGAATTTTAAAAGTGCAAAAAGCCTTATATGACAGATTAACAAACTACTCACCTTTAACTGACAAAGTAGAAGGCGTCTTTGATTATGTAAAAGAAAATCAGAAGATGCCTTATGTAGTTTTAGGTGAGATAATATCTATTCCCTACTTTACAAAAACAACTACAGGAGAAGAAGTAGTTCAGACTATATATATCTTTAGTAGTGGAAAAGGAAAAAAGGAAATAGAAGAAATCATTAGCGAAATTAAAAGTGCATTAAATGAAGATTTAAATATAGAAAATCATGAAAGCTACTATCAAAGATTAGATAGCATTGAAATATTTAATGAAGGAACATATATACAGGGAGTTTTAAAAGTGAGAGTAAAGATAATGGAGGTGTAATAGATGGCTAAAGGAGTTGATTTTGTAATAAAGATTGAAGATGGTGGTTTACCTGGCACATATAACATTTTAGGTGGCCAGCGGGGAGCAACTCTTAATAGAAGCTCTGAAACCATAGACATAACAACAAAATCCAGTAGTGGCTGGAGAGAAAACGAAGCAAGTATAAAAGAATGGTCAATAGAAGCAGATGGATTACTTGTAGAAAGCGATACAGCTTTTAGTGATTTAGAAAGTGCTTACATGAATGGAACAAAGGTTTTAGTAGAGCTTGCTACAGCTGCTGGTAATAAATATTCAGGAGAAGCTTTAATTACAGATTTTCCTATTGAAGCTCCATACGATGATACAGCTACTTACTCTGTGACCCTTCAAGGAACAGGTGCTCTTACCAAAACAACAGTTTAAAGGAAGTGGTTAGATGAAAAAGTTTATTCCTATTGAAATGGATAAAGTAAGGAATTTAAGACTTGGAATAAATGCAATTTGTCAAATAGAAGATATGACAGGAAAGACAATAACTAAGCTTAACGAAAATTTAGGAATTAAAGAATTTAGGATAATTCTATACTGTGCATTAAAGTGGGAAGATAAAAGCCTCACACTTGATAAGGTAGGGGAATTAATGGATGAAGTTATTGAAAAGAAAGGAATTGATTATTTAAATGAAAAGTTAGCTGAAGTCTTAGAAAACTCACTTGGGGGCACTAAAAAAAAGATGAATCAGAAAGTGTAATTGATTATGAAGATATGTTTAAAATAGCAACTAGTTATTTAGGCATATCCTTTTTAGATTATTATGAAATGACACCAAAAGAACTTAAGCTTATCCTTGAGGGATATGAAGAAAAGTATAAAAGAGATTTAGAAATGAAGGCATTAGCCACAAGATTGGCTATTTTTAATGCAATTAAAGGCAAAAATCACAAACTCTTCAGTAATGATATCCAGAACAAAAAAATTAGTACCATCGAAAAGCAAAAACAACTTAAAGAACTTAAAGAAATATTCACCTAAAGGTGGTGATAAATTGGCTTTAATAGTAAAAATAGGGGCAAACCTTCGTGATTTTGATAGACAAATGAGAAGGGTTACTAGGGAAATATCCTATTTAGGAAATAAACTTCAGGGAGTGGGAAAACAATTAACAACAAAAGTGACCCTTCCCATTTTAGGTATAGGTGCAGCTTCAACTAAACTAGGAATGGAATTTGAAAAATCAATGTCGGAAGTTTCAGCAGTTACAGGTGCGACTGGAGAAGAATTTGACAAACTTGAAAAATTAGCACGTGAAATGGGGTCTAAAACATCAAAATCAGCGAGTGAGGCAGCTGACGCTATTAAATACATGGGCCTTGCTGGCTGGGATACAAGTCAGATTATGAAAGGGCTTGAACCTGTACTTAGGCTATCAGAAGCAGGAAATATTGATTTAGGAAGGGCTTCAGATTTAGTTACTGACAGTATGAGTGCTTTAGGATTGACAACTGAAGAACTAAGAACATACTTAGACCAAATGGCCCAGACTTCTAGAAAATCAAATACAAACATAGATCAGTTAGCAGAAGCAATGATTGTTGCTGGGGGAACTTTGAAAAACTTAAACGTACCTTTAGATGAGGCTAATGCCTTGTTTGGCATACTTGCAAACAGAGGAAAAAAAGGAAGTGAAGCTGGAAATTCTCTAAACAGTATACTTATAAATTTAACTTCAGGAGCAGGACAGGCAGGTAAAGCAATGGAAGAACTAGGCTTATCCGCCTTTGATAGTAATGGGAAGTTTAAGGGAATAGGAAATGTTTTAAAAGAATTAAAAGAAAAATTATCAGGTTTGACAGAAGAACAAAAAAAATACTTATCTTGCTATGATAGGTGGAAAAACTCAAATAGATACATTAAACGCCTTACTAGATGGTGTAGGAAAAGAATATGATGAGCTGAGGGAGAATATACAAGATTCAAATGGGGCATTAAGCGATATGGCAAAAACTATGCAGGACAATAACCTTGGTGCATTAACTAGACTTAAATCAGCCCTGGAAGAAGCAGCACTTTCCATTTACGATACTCTTAAGCCCAGCATAGAAGCAATAATAGCAAAAATTCAGGAATGGACAGACTGGTTTAATAATCTAAGCCCAGGTATGAAAGAGCTGATAGTGAAAATTGCTTTAATAACAGCAGCTATAGGACCGTTATTAATAGTTATCGCAAAAACTATAACCATATTCGGTAAGTTAAAAGCAGCTGCAACAATACTTGGAACAACAATTGGTGGTTTATCGGCACCTGTATTAATTGCTGGTGGTGTTATAGCTGGACTTATAGCAATTGGTGTACTGCTTTATAAAAACTGGGATATCATAAAAGCTAAAGCTGTTGAATTTAAAGACAAATTGGTAACTACATTTAACAACATTAAAGAAATCGTATCAAAAACAATAAGCTCACTAAAAGAAAATATACTCGGCATTTGGAATGGCATTATATCAGGGATAAAAGGTTCAATAAACAAAATCATTAGCGCTATAAACATTTTTACTAAAGGAATGAATAAAATAAGTTTCTCAATTCCTTCATGGGTGCCGGGGTTAGGAGGTAAAAGCTTTGGATTTAACATACCTCAAATACCAATGCTTGCATCAGGTGGAATTGTAACAAAACCAACACTTGCAATGATAGGAGAAGCTGGACCTGAAGCTATAGTGCCTCTAAGTAAAGGGATAGGTACTGGAAATTATATAAATCTAACAATCACTGGAAATACTATTTTTTCTGATGATATAGATTATATAGGCGAAAGAATAGTCGAAAGACTTAAATTAGCAGGGGTGGTGTAGTTGGACTATCAAATTCTAATTGGTGGGGTAGATTTAACAAGTAATCTTATAGAAGGCAGCCTTACTGTAAATAAAAACTTGAATACAAAAAATAGTATGAGCTGCTCAATATTAAAAAGAGAAGAAGATAATTTCTCTATATCACCAGGACAGGAAATCACAGTTGTTAACGATGGAGAAATCATCTACGGTGGACTAATACAAAAAGCTCCCCATAAAAGAATATCAAAAGGAAATAGCAAAACACTCAAAATTGAAATATCAACAATGGCCTATGAACAGATAACAGGAAGGAGAACCGTTGCAGGAACATGGGAGAATACCTATGCGGGGGTAATTGTTCAAAGCTTAACACAGACATGGCTTAGTACTGAAGGGATAACAGTTGGTGAGATTGATAGCGGTGTATTAATAGAAAAATACAGCGTAAAAGCAAAAAGCATAAAGGGGATTATTGATGATTTAGCTGAGGCTTCAGGCTTTCAGTGGTGGATTAGCATGGACAAGAAACTTTATTTTAAGGTTATAAACTCAGCTGAAGAATGTCCCTATAACATAGGTCCTGGATATTCTTTTACAGATTATGATGATGTATCTTTAGATAATGATTTATCTAGATATGCAAACAAAGTATTTGTTCTAGGTAAAGAAATAAACGGTCAAAGGGTTATGGGAGCAGCTGAGGATCAAGTAGAAATAGAAAAAATGGCATCTTTATATGGTAGTGGAGTTTATGGAATTACTGTTATCAATAACAATATAACCTCAAATTCAGAAGCACAAATAGTGGCACAAAATATATTAAAAGCTAAACTATTTAATTCAAAATTAAGTTTTAAAACTAACACATCAGGATTTAAGCCTGGTCAAATAATAAAAGTACAGTTATCAGAGTTTGAAGAATTAAAGACAGAAAAGACCTTCATAATAGAAAGTGTCAGGGCGGTAGATGTAAGAACAAAACTTAAGTTTTTTATATCAGCAAGATCCTTTACATCAGAAACAACCTATGGAGAACAAAAAGACTGGACAGATGCCTTCAAAAACTTTGTTAATAAGGATGATGAAAATAAAGGAGATAATTATATAGACCTTAATTTTAATGCAGAATTTTTAAGAGCGCCATATGGACCTGCCATCGAGTTTGAATTTGAAGAAGTATCTGCAGGAAGTTCTGGATATGCTTTTCCACCTTCAGTTTCAGTAGGACTTCAATATGACCCCCTAATACCACATGATGGAAGCCTACCATATAATTACAGCATTACTCCCTTTGTTAGTTTAGTTTCCCACGAGGTAAGTGGGATTTTATACTATAGGGGATTTAAAGTACATTGGATAGGGGATAATGTGCCTGAAAGCATACCAAATACCTATGTATCAGCAATAGCAATGATAAGGAAGTGATACAGAATGGGCTTTACAGATAAAAATGAACTTCATCTATTTCAGCCACGTCTTATGACAAATGACCAAAACTTTGAGATGCAGTTTTCAGTGGTTTCAGGTAATGATGGAAGGTCAATAACAGCAGAAGGGGTCTTTCGTTCTAAGGGCGATTATGGTGGGATGTACTGGGAGCCTGAAGATAGAAAAGCACATCCAGTACTAAAAAGACCTGTAAAAAATGATTTATCAGGGATAACCTTGGAATATGACTACCTTATACAAGGAGATTTACCAGCACTTAATGATATTATAGGGCAGGTTATTACAGTAGAGCTTTTAGATGGAACTATACACTATATTCAAGCTTGGAATTATGTAGTAGATAGGCCACTTCAAGATTGGGAGAGTGGTTCTGGAATACTTTTTCCAAGGGGTAGAACTCCAGGTAGTGCAACGGGATACTCGGGTCATATAAAACTGGACTTTGATAACCTTTATGCAGGGTGGGCAGAATATGAAATGGTAAAGGTAGATGAGATTGAACATACTGATCCTGAAACTGGAGAGACATGGACTGAAGAAGTCTGGGAATGGGTAGCGATAAGTGATACTGCAAGATGGGATGAGCTTCATAGCCAAGGCTGGGCCTTAAATTCACCTTCTTGGGAATGGTATAAAGTAGATACAACGCAAATAAAAAAACTGCAGTGGGGATTTACATCAACTGAATATAATTGGACAAATCCTGAGTACATTCCTAAAAGCGACAGTACATGGTTTAAAATGGAATTTACAAACTGGCAGGTAACATCGGGTAATTCTTTCTTAATGACCATACCAACATCGCCATATAAGGAGCATGGTATATGCTTTGCAGATGATTATGATGATAACTACGACATAACACCTGAATGGCTTTTGTATCAAATGTATTATTTAGGTTTTAGAGATTGGATAAACTTTTATATTGGTGCATCCCACTTTTATGACAAAAAAGGAAAATTTGATGAAAACGGAAACCCGATACCAGACCCTGGCGGATACATGCCATACCAATATGAAATGAAAACGGACAAAGTGTTTAATGAAGGATTTTTAGCTTGGTATAAAAATTATTTATACTGGGCTAATTATTATGGGTATAAAGTTGTTCATTCAATATCAATGGAAAATGTAGATGCACCAGAAAGCTGGTGGCAAAGGGCTTATGATGGAACACCAGGAACAACCATGTGGGTACCAACACCTAAACTTTTATCCTTTACGAATCCAGACCTGCATGTTTATTATAAAAATTATGTTAAAGGGCTTTGTGATATATCGGTAGAAGCAGGAATACATCCAATAATTCAGCTTGGTGAGCCTTGGTGGTGGTGGATAGAAATTGATGAAAACCAACCACCTTGTTTTTATGATCAGGCTACTAAAGATAAACACCTAGAAGAATTAGGATATGAGATGCCTATTTTCACATCATCCCATGAAAGCATAAAAGGGTATGAAGAAACCCTTTACTGGCTTAGGGATAAAAACGGTGAGTTTGCCCATATATTAAGGGATCATATACGTTAGTATTATCCAGAAGCAGATTTTACAGTATTATTTTTCCCACCATCTGTACTTGATAAAGACAGGGTTTATGAAATGATGAGGATTGTTAATTTCCCAGGTCAAAAATGGAGTAAAATTTCAAATAACGAAAACTTAAACTTCTTTCAAATTGAGGACTACGACTGGGTAATTGCAGGTGAGTGGAATAAAAACTATAACGTATATGATTTTCCTTGGTACCAGATGGGTTATCAAAGGCATAAAACCCAGTATTTTGCAGGATTTGTTTATACTTACCCTGAAGCTATGCGGGATTGGATTCCCGTTTTTATTAAGCCACTAGCTGAAGGAACAGTAGTAACATACGATAATGAAAACTTACAGATATATTTAAGTTTTGATGAACAAGATATGGAGGATTATTCATGGCATAATTTAAAAATCACAAAGGACTATGAAAATCAGGAAATGATAATGATAGTTGATTATGACCCTGTTAATAAGGTGGCGACACTTGCCCATGATTTTAACAAGGTTTGGCCATACCCTGGAACAAAGTTTTATATTTGCCCTAAAAAGCAAGATTATATAGCTAATATGTGGAAAAGGATTAACACAGCAGCATTAAAGGGAGTATCAAAAGGAGAAATAACTTATATATGGGCTACCGCCCAGATTTTAAGACAAGGGTGGGAACCACCTAGGAAGGTGCATATCATGGAAAAGGCTAGGAATTTAGGTAATGGAGTACTTTTAGAAGAATATAAAATTCAAGTTCCAAAAGGAAAAGAAAACCTTTTAGATTTATCTAAGTTAAAACTGGATAGAGAAGATGGAAGTAGTATTATTTATGATAGTAAAAAACAATATCTAAAGCTTAACAATGCAGATCCTAGTACGGATTTATTCGCATATACTTGGATAGATGTTGAAGAAAATACAGACTATACACTTTCAGATGAAGATGCAACCCAGTATATCTATGTTTATTCTGACTTTTTATATGGAACTACTTTAGCAGTAAAAGAAACAGAAATAAGGAAAAAGATATTTAATACAGGCAGTTTAACAAAAATCCTTATAGGGTTTTATGTGGCTGAGGGTAGTTATACAGGAAAATGGACAAATGTTAGTTTAAGGAGGGCATAAAGATGGCACTTAGACTTCTTGAAAAAGGGCAAAGATTTTTAGCCTTATCAACTGATGAAAAACCTATGGACGTTAAGGCTGGAGCAATTTTAAAGGAAACTGATACACAAAATATCTATATTTTCGATGGAACTGATTGGGCTATAGAAAAATTAAAAACTAAAACATATAAGTGGATTAATGAAACTATCCCTGCAGGAGAGTATTTTAACGTGACTATACCTTGTTTAGGATTTGATTTAATAACGGCATTTGTAAATGCTTCTGGAAATGCTTTAGCTTCATTTAGAGCTACAAATGATGATGGTAGTGATTATTCTTGGGACCCGCTAGGGATAATGAATTCCCCTTCTTTAAAGGTTTCAGCTCAGGCAGAAATTTCAGGAATGCCTTTTGTTGAGTTAGTAATAACCAATGAAGCTGGAGTGGATATTAACTTAGATATTTTTGTTTATCTAGGTAGCTTTAATTAATTTTAGGAGAGGAGAAGATACTGTGAAAAACATTATTAACACTATACAGATTATTTTTACAGCCGTTGGTGGCTATCTCGGGTGGCTTTTGGGAGGCTATGACGGCTTTTTGTATGCCCTGATTCTTTTTGTAGCTTTGGACTATATTACAGGTTTAATGGTGGCAATTTTAGAAAAGAAGATTTCAAGTGAGGTTGGTTTTAAAGGAATATTTAAAAAGGTATTAATCTTTACCATGGTAGCAATAGGTCATATTATAGATTCTTATGTTATAAAAAGCGGTAGTGCTATTCGCACAGCCGTTATTTTTTTCTACATTTCTAATGAAGGAATTAGTATTTTAGAAAATGCTGCAAAGATTGGACTACCTATCCCTGAAAAACTTAAAACAATACTTGATGAGCTTAAAAAGGATAAATAAAAATCAAAGAAGATAGGTGAATGTTATGGTTAAAGTAACAAAAAAACTTATAAAATACAATTATTCCCTGGGAAATGACATAAAATACATTGTTATCCACGATACAGGAAACAAAAGAAAAGGTGCAGATGCATTTAATCATTATAGATATTTTAATAGAAAAAACAGGAGAGCTTCAGCACATTACTTTGTAGATGATAAAGAAATTATACAAACAGTAGAAGATTTTAATGTATCATGGCATTGTGGAGATGGTAAAGGAAAGTATGGGATAACAAATCATAATTCAATAGGTATTGAAATATGTATCAATGAAGATGGAGACTATGAAAAGGCAGTAGATAACACAATAGATTTAGTTAAGTGCTTAATGGAAAAGTATGATATCCCTTTAGATAGAGTTGTAAGACATTATGATGC